CCACACTCTTGTCGTACTTTGTGTAGAAGAAATCTCGCAAATTCAATGAGCCACAAATTCCATTGATGATAACAGTGAGTGAATTCCCGCTGACGTGTCCACCTGATTGCAAACTCATCAAATCTCCATTCCATGCCACTAATGCATAAGCAAGATCACCTGCCATAGACTCCATGGCAAGAATATCTCCCTCAGAATAATCCATTTCTCTGGCAATGTCAATAAGAATCCTGATTGCTGCCAAAATTTTCTGGGCTGGTAGTTTTTGATCATATTTACCGTAATCTCCACCAAACAATTTGTCCTCACCATGTTGGTAAACAAATTGGTGGAATTGCTCCCATTCTGGCCCATGACAATTGATGCCAACAGCACATTCAGAAACCAAGGGATTCATCTGGATCATCCTAATGACTGGTAAGAAGTACTTCCTAATCTCATAAGTTGTGATTATAGAACCAGCGAACATTATTCTACATTTATCCTTAGACAATGGTAATACTTCATCCTTCTGGCAAGCCTTGACCACCAAATGACACCTCTCACCAGATCTGTAGATCTTGTCGGCTTCTCGGATCTGTGCCATAACCTCTGGATCAAGTTCAATATTGTTCGGTTTGTCATCTGTAGGTTCATGTTCAATGATATACTTGCGCTTCGGACCTGTCAATGGTGGTCCCATAGAAGTGGAAAGGTTTATCGAATCAATGAATTTTACACCGTCCTTTCCGCATAGCGTCTCATGATCAGTAAGTGGTTTCTCATGTCGCCATTGCTCGGACTTGGCAATCTCAAGGAGAGGCTTGACATAATTCTGAATAGAGACAGCTGCTATGCTATGTTCCACTGGTTCTGCAGGATGACTCATTCCTGCTATGGCTGTTTGCCAAGGCTTGTAAGGGGGCATCATTGTTGGTTTGCCCCATATGTTGCCTTGTCCTGTAATTTTCTCAACCTCATCTGAAATGGGTGTTTGACGTACTACACTTCTAGATGAAGCCTTACCCATACAAGAACCATGATATTGCATCTGTGTTCCTTCTGGCATGTAATTCACTGGACTCTTGGGGTGTAATGGTTCATCGACAATGACATCTTTCCCAAACAATTGTGGTTTGAATACACCTTCTGAGCCAGTCTTCAACACACCTGGTAAAGTCTTGACCTCTTCAATG